ATTGGGGCGGTTAAGGCATTCGAACCACTAAGAATAGCAATTATGAAAATAGTCACAAAAGCCTCAAAAGAGGAAGAGAAGGCAGAACAGATTAGGCAAGACACTGCCGATTTGATAGCCGCCCTTGAAGATAGTAGAGCGACTATCCCAACTGCCGCCACTGGTGGACTCCGTTCAGGAATGACGTTAGTTGGAGAGCAGGGTCCAGAATTAGTCAGACTACCAACAGGTTCCAGAGTCTTTAGCAATAATCAGACCAGAGGAATGATGGGTGGTGGCAATACCAACAACATCACGATTAATGTTCAAGGTGGATTAGGTTCCGATGCTGAGATGAGAAAACTCGCTCAAAGGTTAGGTCGCATGGTGAATCTAGAAATCAACAGAACAACGTCTTCGAGAACAAGTAGGGTGTGATTATGACAGCACAGAATGTTGACGGTGTTCCTCACTATGTTTTCTTGAAGTTCGGTGGAGTTGGTCCTGCGGTTACTGAAAGTGACAGTGTGCAGATTAACACCGTAGCCCTGAAAGCCACACAGGTCAGTATTTCTACTCAGAAAGCGGTTCCTTCTTTCCCCGTACCTTTCAGTGGATTGGTTACCGGAGAATCGGTCAACGTTGCCGCAAACTTGGGTATGGCAACAAAACGAATTGACGTTTCTGGTTTCATCACTGACCAGAGCATTACGAGGAAGTTCAAGGATACTGATTTGAGTGCCTTCCAAGTTAGCGGCTCTCCTGCTACGATTGCTGATATGTCTCCTGCATTCTTGACAGGTTCAGGAAGCACCGGAACTTCTGTATCTGCTTCTGTCAGCCTAACTGCTCATGAAATCGCTCAATTACTTCATTCGGCAACAGATGCCAGTACCTTACAGCCTTTGCAGAACTTGAATGAGTTGATTATCCTGATGCCGTCGAAGGTGAACAGTCGATACCAATATCGTAATTCTAGTCAGACTTCTGTTGATGTTCCGTTCACATTTTCTGCAAGAGGAGCCCCAGATTCTCTTGATAATGACAATGTGGCTGTAGCCACCGCTTTTCCAGATGACCTAACTGCTACAGGAATCAAGGGTTTCATCAGCAGTTTTAGCACTACTTTTGAGGAGCAAACTGTTGAGATTGGCTTCTCGCTATCCTTTGAAGTGGCTCAGGTGTTGTGATGGAATACCGTACCCTTCTCGGACGTGGCCGTGCATTGCAGTTTCCTGTAATGTGCAATGGCTGTGTCCGTATTGGGTATGATGAGAATATTCCTGATACTGGTGCCACAGGATATCCCGAGGATAATCCATATTCGATTTGGGGAATCACTGGTCCATTCAATATCCAAGTCATTCTTACTCCGTATGAAATCAATGGGTTATTCGATAGGCTTGTCTCTCCGGGGTCAAGGGCCGATGTTGTTGACTCTCAGAAGACCATGCCATCTCTACCAGAAAATGATGGTTCTACCAATACTCAGTCCGAGGACTATCTACCAGTAAGCAACCGAGATTCCTACGAAATGAGAATCTTCCACAACGAATACGTCAAACTCTCTTTGGTGAACGCAAGCACGGTAGGTCACAAGACCCCTGCATCATATAGTATCAAATTTCAAGTGACTATGGGAGGTTCTGAGGAGACGCTTTCTTCTGGGGCTGTCATCACACCTTCAGAGGCGTTTGTCACAAAGCACACTACCTCTACTGCCTATGCGGTCGATTCTGTGGGGAAGGTTAGGTATGAGCGAGCGGTCGCTAACGCATCTAACGCAATCTCAGGAAGTACGGGTCAGCCCGACATTACGTTTGCTTCTGACCCTCGGGGACTAATTCCTGTAGGAGTTGAACTGTTCACGAAAACCGCAGATGCAACCGCTCTACCAGTTTCGTTAGGTACGGTATCTTCAGTAAATTCCACAACTGTAACGATGACCGCCAACATTACCACAGCATTTGCTGGTCAGGATTTGTATGTAGAGCCTGAAAAAGAAGCACATTATGTGGAATCGTTGTATCACATTGGAGTGTCTTTTAGTCCTTCAACGAAGAGGATGCTAATCAGTTTGAATAACAATGTCATTGCGAAAACGATTCACACAGGTTCTGGTGATTTCTTATTTGGTTCGTCGGATACGTTTATTGGCTCTAACGGTAGCAACACTAAACAGGCTTCTGGTACTGCGGTTTCAAATAATCAATTCATGGGAGAGATTCACGAACTCTGTGTTGAGAAGTTATTCCGAGACAGATATCCTGCAACGAATACTCTCATGCCCGTTTTTGATGAAACTGCAATGTACCTAAGGTTCGATGAGGTGGACGTATGACACTTTTCGTACTAAGGGAGGGTAATCGCCCAGATTCGACACTCACCTCTACAGGAGCGAATGCTAACGTCAACTTCAACGTACCAACGAATCCGGTATTGGTTTCCGATGTCAACTATTCAGGAGACGATTTGTGGTCAATCGAAGTTCGTACAGATAATGTAGCCACGCAGAATCAGGGTACTAAACTCGTATCTCAATCTGATGGGAACACCGGAGATTCTCTCACCTCTTTTGGCAACTACGTTAACCGACTCTATCCAAATAACAGCACAGAGACGGACACTCTAACAAATTTGGAAATCACTCCGGGCTACAGGCTGAGAGCACGTAATGATGATACTGGTGAAGGAACTACTCTGACGAGTCTATCTACCCTAATCAATGAAATCGATTTGTTCGTCTGCATCAATCCTAGAACACTGAACACTGTTCACATGGCGAAGATTACTTCAGCAGATAATGAGTTCATCGAATTCGAACCCGCTTTTGGAGAAGAGATTGGAAGATACACTGAATTTACAATCTTTGCAGGTCCAGATACTACAGATACGAATGTTGTGGCCGTATCTTATGGCTGTAACTTTGACATCTTTGCTGATAAGCCAGTAATTGCTAGACCACTATTCTACTTCTATGAAGATAGGTTGGATAAAGTGAATGAGTTTAACCATAACCAGAAACTCAGGTTAGTTGCTTCTAGAAAGAACTCAACTGGATTAGAAACGTCATTTATTACTCAGGAAGACTACAAGAAGAAAGTCATTGACTACAGTAAGTTCACTCTCGATGTGGATGTGATTGATAACTTGCGAGTTATTGATGACCCGCAAGAACAGGAGACCACAGATAACGAGGGAACTTCATTCACACCTGAAGTCTATACGAACTATACGACATGCTTCGTCAATTCTCGCAGAGATAGCGATGACAATATGGCATCCTTCTCCTCTACAGGTCCGTATCGTTATCTCAACTACATCGACTCCAACAATAACAACAATCAGGCTCCGAACACGGTAGATATCATCGCTAAGACCTCTATCGGTAGTCGTGGGGCTTATGCACAAACGACTCACATCGACGTAGGTAGGCTATTTCCAAAGAAGTACGATGCGTTCGGTAGGTTCGTTGTTCGACAGAGATTATCAGAATACTCCATTGGCTCAGAGATTGATGTCTCACTACCGGTGAAGTTCACAGCAACTCAGGGAAGTTCTTCCTTCACGTTTGACATTCCTGACGGATATAGTCTGAATAAGGTCCTCGGCGTTGGTGATGAGGTTCTGATTGACAGTACCGTTTACACTTTAGCGTCAGTTTCGGCAAGTGCATTTACCGTAAATCAGTCAAGACCTACCACAGAGGTCCTATTTACTGCAAGTAGCGTTGCGGCTGTTACTCATTCTTCTGCTACGATTAAACGTCGCCGTTGGTCACCTGTTACTCAAACGATGATGGTCGAAGATTTCGAAATCGATACAGATGAGAGTTCTGGAAGTTATACCATCAATGGTGAATCTGCTACCTTAGAAGAATCGAGGTTGTTCAATACCTACATTGTTCTGACAGGAAGTAGAGATTTCAGTAGAGAGTTCCGTGTGGAATTTGGTGACAGGACTCACGAGTTCCTGAAGTTGAAGGACGTAAGAATTCAGATGTATCAGGACGAATCTGATGCGAATAACTTCTACAACTATCTGGACTACTTCTCTGGTGCATTCATTATTGAGAAAGAAATCTTCTTCGGAGAAATTGAGAACATCAACCAGTTCACTGAAGACACAGTAGTTTACTACAAGGTCTCTGGAAGGAATAACGTCTCCAAACTCATCTCACCGATTCTCAATAAGGATACTCGATTCTTGTACGATATCGTTTCGACCTCTTACCCTGTTCTGAAGGCAGGAACATTCACAACCGCAGGTGGAATTTCTTCTGCAATTAACGTCGGTGATACCTCCATCTCCTTCAACACTGCAATTGCCAGTCAAAGTACCCAAGAACCAATTCGTGTAGGGCAACTATTCCCAAAACTCCGTGCTAGAATCAAGTCCATTTCTGGAAGCACAGTAACTTTGGATTCACCTGCTTTCGTAGCAGTGACCAGTGGGAGTAATCTCGATATCTGTAGATTGGATACTGTGGCTTTCAGGAAGGCACAATCGTCTAACTTCGTTACACTCGATGCAACGGCACAGACTTCTTCTCCCACTATCTCTTCTAGTAGTCTTCTTGGAGCAAGTAACAAAGGAGTCGCTTTCAACTCTGGGGCTTCCTTTACAACAGACTCAGCAATCGAAACAAAGTTGAATGGATTTTCCATTGAGAACTTTGAAAAATCGAGAGGTGTAAAGTTTTACGAGTTAAAACAAAATGATGATGAAAACTCTTTTATCGGTAAGTTAGGCAAGTCATCTTCTGACAATTTTAGAAAACCAATTTACAATTCTCTACAAGATTTTGAAATAGTATCTGCCACATCTGTTGACAATGTAACTAAGTTAGAATTAGCACCCTATGTACCGCTTACTCTTGGTAGATTGGATTTAAATGGTAGGAATCTTGTAGGAAAAAAGATTGTAGAACTAGCCGCCGGTAATACTAACGCTGAAGTTGGAGACGTACTAATCAGTAGTTTGGCTCCTTTATCTTCTCTTAATGGAGAATTTTATCTCTCAGATTCTCTTTATGGTTCTACTGTATCTTATCACGGAACAATTACAAATATTCATCGTGTTGGTGCTACTGGTACTTTGTCCATTAGCACCGATACAACAGCAAGTTCAGCCGGTTCGAATAGTTATCTAGCAAAAACTAGTCAAACAACAGGAATAGATATGTATTTATTAAATGGGGAACATTTAGCAGGAGGTAGGACATTATCTCTAGTTTCTCCAACATTAAGAAGTAATATGCTTCAGACACTTCAGTTTGACATCGATGATAATCATGATGGGACCGCTAACACTACTTATTTGGAAAGATATGGTTCAAATTTATACAATGTGTTTTATTTTGAAAAAGGTTCTTATGATGCATATGGTCCCAAACTTTCTAGATTTTATACTAATACTTCTAAAACAAAATATCACGGTATTGGATATAAGAACCAATTGACATCTCTGCAACCAAATGAATCACCTACTTCTTTGGATACGTTATTGTCTGAAGACAAGGCTATAGATATTCGAGGAAGAGGCCCATTTAGAGGAACAAATGCTTCAGATTTTACTTATTTTGGTGCTAATTATGCAGATGATGATAAGCCATTTATTCCCAGCGACCAAACCCAAAACCTTAGGGAACGTTTCGAATCTATTGATGCTGGCGTCCTAAACAGATTCATCTATTCCGTTTCAGATTACGCACCTGCTTCTACTCGGCGTGTAGATAGCATCTTTGCGGCAGATATCGATATCTCAACATTCGATTTGTTCGTGTATGGTAATTCGATTTCTAGTGGGCGAATTATGTCCCACTCTCATTACTTGGGTTCAGGACAACCCTATCAGATGCTTGACGAAAACTCTCAGAAAATGAAAATCTCAAGCGATGTAAGCATTGATTCTCTCAAACAATTCTCTCTTCTTCGGCTTGTAGAGGTCACTTTGGATGCCCACTTCAATTCGTTTGATGGTGAAAATCCACCAACTAGAGATGCATTAGTTGAGCCATTTGGTGACGTTGTATATCGATTCGATAAGGTCAAAAATGGGGCAACACACATTACTTGTGATTTTACTGGTGGCGGTACTAGTTTCACAACAAGTTTAGAAATCACTAGCATTGCCGCAGGTGCAGACCTTTATGATAACGCTGGACAATTATTAGGTGAAATTGCTAGTATTTCTGGAACAACATTGACTTTGGTATCAGCAGTAAGGGAGACCAAGGTCTCAGGCTTCTACAGTGGTAATCTCTACACTAGAAACAGTGACAATAACACGTTCTTCATTGCAGGTACAGAAGACCGGGATGCAATGTTCCTTGGGGTAACTACAACTTCCAAGGTGAGTCTTGTCAAGGGTGCAGTATTCAACAACACCGGAACAAAATATGGTCACAGTGATGGTGCATTCAAAGACAAATTTAGTCACGACATAAGTTCCTCTAACGTTCAAGAGTTGACACAAACTGGTGATATCAGTTTCATGTTGCCCTTCGTATCTACTGGGAGTTCTTCTTTATCTGTAGCAGATTCATTCAACTATTTCGGAGATAATCCATCCAGTTCAGTGTATCCGATTCGTCCGAGGCTATCGTCTGAAGTCTTCACTTCATTCAACACAGAAGATTCCGCTTTGGGTGCCATGCGTGATTTACAACCGGTCATCTTTGAAGGGTTCAAGATTGAAGATTCTAAGTTGGTGGCAGAGGAGGGGATGGTTCCCGTTTCTCTTTTCCAAGACCATCCAGTTATCATTGGAGAGAACTCCACAAACAAAGAGAAGTATGTCACATTAGAGCCACAGATTACTGCGGCAGAGGCGCACTTTGCAGAATTCGATAATGCTGACCAAGAAGCATCTGATGATACCTATGCCACTGGTGGATTCTTGGCTTCTGGTGTAACCTTTGGATTCAAGCCGCTACTTAGGAAGACTTCCTCATGGACCGAACAGAGTATCTCCTCTCCCTCAGGAACGTTCTACCAATATCGGGTTCAGGACTCATTGTGTCGCCACTTGAAGTTCATGCCCAACATTACAGGATATTACTTGGTCACAAATGAGGGCCAAACTCGTGGAACCACTAGTGGAGCAAACACTGACGTTCAATATCGGCTAAGTAGTCCATACGATAGAGTACCGAATGAAATCGCATACGTTGTGTCCCATAAACTTGACAGGAGTCAAGGTACGCTAAATCACCTGATTGTTACGGATAAACAACTTACAAATGACAAGTATTACCGAATCTTCCGCCCAGCAGAGAACTGCATGTACGATTTCACACCTAACAAAATCAAGTTATTCACGATGACTCCCGAATACACCAAGCGACCATATGCAAACGAAACCTATGGTAGCATCAACAACTACTCCTTCGATGGTATTCGATATCAGGATACATCGAGTGGTGGGGGTAACTTAGGTGACTATCAGCAAGGTCTACTTTCTCTGTATCTTCCAGTTGACCCGAACGGTAGAGGTACGGGTTCAGATTTGGTCATTCGAAATCCTGACCATTTCTTTGGCAGTAGTAAATACATCGAGGCAGGAGATAGGACGCTATACTTCAGCGATGGCGAGAACAACATGAAAGTCAGTGCATCATTCGAAATCACTGCCGCAACGAATTACAGTGCAGTGGATATGACACTCTCAGATACGACGAATCTCGTAGGTATTCCTTCGGTCTCAGAGACCTTTGTCGTAGAAAGCCCGACCCAATTAGAAGTTGATGCGAAGAGGGCAATGATTGGCACAACTGTTGACATTGGGTATGATGCAGAGGACCTCATTTCCGAAATCTTCGCAGAGAATGACATTGAGTACGTAGAAGACACGAACAGTTACACTACGATTCTGACTCCCGATTTCAATGGAGTTGACCTATACTCTGCAACGAACTTCTTAGCGAGCGAGAAGAACAAGGAAATCATCGTGGAGTCAGAGAAGATTTTCATTCGTGAAAAGAGTACCAACAAGACTCGGTTCAGTGAAATCATCTCTGAGAAGGATAGCCGGTTCTTCATCAAAGAAGTGACTAGAGATAAGTCACTCTTCGATGTGTATAACGATGTCATTGTGTACGGTAGAGATGTAAGAGCACAGAAGCAGGACTTCCGAAGCATCAAGAAGATTGGTCGTAAGACCTTGGAGATTGTTGACGACAACATCCGTGACCAAAACGAGGCCGACAAACGTGCTAAGGAACTACTACTAGTCCACTCTAAAATCAACAAGAAGTTGACACTTGAGATGCATCCGAGAGGAATCAAAATCCTCAGGCCCGGTGACATCATCACGGTCGATATTCCATCTCAGGAAATCTTGAGTGAAGAATACCTAGTTATTCAGATGACACATTCTTTGACTAATTTGGTTACTTTAGAATTAGGCCAATATAGTAAATTATTAGAAGATAGGCTTGCTGAATTATTCGCAGAAAATAAGAAAACACAAGCCGCTATCCGTTCTAAAAAGTTCAAGAATTTGACCAAGCAGTTGCTTTTCTTAGATGATATCAAGATTAAGCCAGTTAAACTCACAGTTACTCAATTTAACTCCGACACGTCTTTAACTATCGGCTTCGGTTTCAACATCAACACAGAGGAGCAGGAATTAGGCGTTGCTGATATCACTGAAACAGTTCTATTGGATGAATTACTATGATTACTGATGCTCTTAGACGTAAAGTTGCTCTTTTTATCAAAGAGATTGTAGATGATGCGAATGTTGGTTCTGGTGGTAACAGCACTTCACCTTCAGCAAATGACTTGGATGTGCCTCTCCTATCTTCCAACGTGAGCGTTACGACTTCAGAATCTTCTGAGAATACGATGGAGATTAAGGTCACCATTCCCGGCTCATCGATTACTGGAAGAAGCATCCGAGAGATTGGCTTCTTCGGTGCTGTTCCCGCTGACGACCAATTCGATGAGATGGTCAGCACGAGTACCTCCTCATACACGACAGAAACGATTATGCTAGCCCGCCATAACTTCGAGGCAATCGGGCCGTTTTCGTCAACTGATAGCATTGAATTTTCCTTTATTGTGGAGGTAGACTGATGACAAATAGCAACAACCCCGGATTTTTATCGCAATCGAACAAGACGCCTTCGGCTCAATTGATTGATGGAACTGACTTTCCTCATTCTGGGTTATTCAAGGCATTAAGTCAACAGGGTCGTGGTAACTTTGCTATTCAGAGTGGCGCATTTGGTACGTCTGGGAACTTCAGCATCGCACAGAGTATTTCGAGTACGAAGACTGTTCTCACAGTTCAGGCGGGTAAAATCTTCCGTGACGGTCAATTGATTTCTGTAAGTGGAGCGACATTCACTGCTGGTACGACTCCGAGTTCTTTTGATGAACACGCTTCAACTAACAATACCGCTTACTTCTTGCTCGTTGCTAATGCTTCGGGTTCTCTAGCGATTCGTGGAGATAAGACGTTAGCGAATGATGTTCCTGACTATACCCTTGGTGATACCATCATTGCAGTAATCACCATGGCCAACGGTGGAACTGCTAACGAGCGACCAATTCAATA